AGTACCGTGATAGACCACGGCGATAGACTCACTGTCCACCCGCTGCACCCGCGTGCCTGTCCTACTGCTCCCGAGGTATTTAAATGGGCGGTCACTCTTCAGCCCCAAGTAGCAGTCGTAATACTCATACAGTTTCGATGTGTCCACTGTCTTACTCCCTTACTTTCGGTTACCCGTAGTTAATCATGGATTAGATCGAAGCGCAACTTGAGACTGCCTCACTCTTTAAAACGGCACGCATACGGTACCTGTCCCCGCCTAGGCTAGACCCGCACCCGTTGCAATGAGTCCAGGAAAAGTGGGACTCGTTAGCCAGGTCAACGGCATGCTGGTCATCCATGTCGTCGCAGTCAGTGCCCAGTACGTACCCATTTAAAAGACCCATAGGTGTGGGGTCGGGTAGCGGCCTGCCGATTAACTCTTGCTCCCACCCGTTAGCGTTCATCACTAGACAGTCTGAGCAGATGTCTACCAGTGTGTAGGTACTCATTTAAATCACGCCCTTTCCCATGCAGCCTCAAGGTTAAACGCGCCACCATTAACGGCAGTGCGGAACACCTGAGGTGTGGCACGTAGGGTCCAGCGTGACTTCAGCCTGCGAAACTCAGCCGCCGACACGTTCACTTCCCACGCCTGATTCAAAATTTTACGGGCAAGCCACGGTGCCATATTTAAATCATGACACACCGCCCCGTAACCTGAGCCGTCACCCAGTACAAACACCTGAGCCAGTGGCGCGTAGTGGTGCTGCAACATCCAGCCCACCCGGCTATTCCCGTTGCGGTCCATCGGTGCATGCACTCGCACCGCCGTCCAGCCATTCACTAGACCGTTCATTTAAATCACTTGCCCTTCCTGTCTACGTGGACTACCTGTCCCCTAGACGGGAAGGTATCACACCTTCCCGCCGTAGGCACATTTACTCCCAGTGCTCAGAGTGTAGGGTCACCGCGTGGTAGTGGTACGGGGAGACAATCACGTTAGGCAACGACACCACCGGCGTGCCATCCAATTTAAAACCGTACTCCCGATCCACCGTGTCGCCGTGTTCCAACTCAGAGTAAACCATCGTCCACTCAAACGGGCCACACTCCCAAACGATAGCGCAGTCGCCGTCCTCCACCCAGTCGCGCACGATAACCGGCTCGTTACCTGGGGTGACCGCGTATTTAAATGCGGTCACTATCTGGCGGCGGATTGTCTCCGCGTCCGCGTTGCTTACTCTGCTCATTTAAATCACTCGCTCTCTATCGGTTATCAATCGGACAGTCTGTCCCCTAGGTGGGCGGGATTTAAATACCCGCCCACCGTAGGCACCTACTTCCGTGCTTGAGCGTTCAGTGCCGCGTTCACTAGGCGGCGCTCACCGTTGCTCATGCCCCAGTCGGCCACCTGAGCCTTGCCGCCGCACGCCATACAGAATATGTCGCGTGGCTCTTCCTCAGTGCCCACCCACTTAGACGATGAGCGGGTGATGCATCCGCACCCGGAAGCGCAGACAACCTTATGCATATAGGTGCCCTGTCCGGGTCGCCGCACGTTGACCGCGCGATGCGGGTAGTCGCCTAACTCTGCGATGACACCCTTAGCCCACTCTTTAAAGGCCTTGCCCGGGCGGGTACTAGTTGGCTTCCCCTCAAGCCCGACGGCATAGCAAGCCTTAGCGAAGTTGGCCCCGTGTCCCTCATCGACCGGCATCCACGCATGGATCAGTTCATGCATCATGACCGCCAAAACCTCCACCGGGTCCCCGATGGTGTCGGAGATAGTCACCTGTCGCCCGGTCTTTAAAGACAGTGCGCCGTACTCACAAAGCCCGATTGTCTTGACCTCACCCGTGCCACGCTCACCACGCTTGCGGGCCATCGGCCCGACACAGAACTGGGTACGGACGTGCGCCACCTTGACCCCGTGCTCCCGTGCCCTGTCGATGCACGCTTCCTCTGCTGCCTTGAGCCACTCTGAAAGTGCCATTGTCATGCTCCCTTTAAATCACGTTCACGGTCACTCTGACCATGGGTCCAACTTACCGGCCCCACAAAACCGTGCAACTCGAAAACCGGACATAACGGACGACTTTTAAAAAATCTTTTCACCCATCCCCCACTAGTACTTTAGGACTAGACGACAGTGTATGCGCCTGCCCGTGGCGGGACAGGTGGCAAGAATATGTGTGCCTGCATAAATATGCGTGCTCTTTAAAGGGCAAGAGTGATACCCCGGGGGGTATCTTTAAATAGGGGGTGCAAGACCGGGGGGGTGTGCCTTTAAATGCCTGCCTATGTTTGACCCCAGGTGTTTTAAACCGCGTCGCCATATATATACACCGGTCACTTTGGGGGTGTTGCCTAACGGCTTGTGGGGGGCAAATGGGACATTTTATACCAGTTTTGACTTTTTTTAGAAAAAGTGTTCGCTTAGCGTGGTGTCTGTGCGTAAGTATATAGTGAGAGCACTTTTTGTTTTGTGTATGTAGCGAGGCTCTGGGCCGAGCCGCCTCGCTTGTGAGTGTTGTTATTATCGGACCCCTAAGGGGGGTCCTCTAGTGTTCCACTTATACAACCCTTGTGGGGTTGTTGGTTACTCGCTCACTAACTTGTCGCTTCGCTCCTTTGTTCGCTCGTGAATTTTTAAGGACTTTGTTATGGCTAAGAGTTTTAAGGGACCTAAGGGTCATAACCCTAAGGAGTTGAAAGAGGCTAAACTTCTGGTTGCTAAGTTGATCGGGGGTGGGGCTTCGGTCCAGGAGGCTATGACTTCGGTTAACCGGACGAGGAAGACGTATGAGCATTGGCGTGCTCATGACCCTAACTTTCGGGAGATGGTTAACGCTCAGCGTTCTGGGTCGGTCATTGACTATGAGGATCGGGTTAATCAGGGGTTTCCTGACTTCGCGGATTTTTCTAAGAAGTATCTGGATGCTGAGGTGTTTCCTCACATGCAGAATGTGGTTGACTTAATGGAGGGTAAGGACCCTTCGTGGGTTCACCCGGCGATGAACTGGGACCGGAATGAGCCGGACTTGGCTATCGTTAACATGCCTCCTGAGCATGGTAAGTCTACTACCTTGACAATGAACTATTTGTGTTACCGGATCGTCCAGGACCCTAACGTGCGGATCATCGTCATCTCTAAGACTCAGACGATGGCTAACAAGTTCTTATATGGCATTAAGACCCGCTTGACTCATCCTAAGTATAATGACATGCACTTGGATTGGGGTCCCCCGGGAGGGTTCGATAAGAACTCTGAGTCTTGGTCACAGTCGATGATTTACGTAAACTCTGAATCCCGCGATAGCGGTGAGAAGGACCCCACTGTACAAGCACTGGGAGTTCGTGGGCACGTATACGGTTCGCGTGCGGACGTAATCGTGTGCGACGATATCGTGGATGGCACTAACGCTCATGACTTTGAGAAGCAGATTGAGTGGATTCAGAGTGAGGTCATTTCTCGTATTAGTGCTAGCGGCATGCTGCTTGTGGTGGGTACACGGCTAGCGACGCAGGACCTGTACTTGGAGTTGCGGCGAGACACCCGATACCCGGAGGAGCAGTCTCCCTGGTCGTTCTTGTCTATGCCAGCGGTTTTAGAGTTTACCGATAGCGCGAAGGATTGGGTCACGTTGTGGCCTAAGAGTAACGTCGCGGAGATTGGTGCAAAAGGGGAGATGGCTGAGCCTGACGCTGATGGTTTCTACCCGAAGTGGGATGGGAAGAGGCTTCAGAAGAAGCGGGCAAGGATGCAGCCTCGCACTTGGGCTACGGTTTACCAGCAAGAGCAAATATCTAGTGAAGCGATTTTTACGCCACAGATGCTAGCCGCTGCCGTCAACGGGGCTAGGATGCCGGGGCACATGCCCCGTAACCACGACGCTGTTCGTGGCGGTAAGGGTGGGGACGGCTTAGTGTACTTACTAGGAGTGGACCCTGCAACTTCAGGTTACACTGCTGCGGTAGTTATCGGGATTGACATAGCCACGCAAAAAAGGTATGTCATCGACGTTTACAATAAGGCCGGTACCACGCCCACAGAGATGCGGGAAATGATTTGCGGCTTTATCGACAAGTACGGTATCTCTGAAGTGCGAATCGAAAAAAACGGCTTCCAGGGTTTCCTAGTGCACGATCAGGAACTTAATAGTTACGCTGCCCAACGCGGAACGTTAGTTCAACCGCACTACACAGGTCACAATAAGCACGACTCAGATTTTGGTGTCGCCAGCATGACTTCCTTATTCGCAGGGTGGGAAGACAAGCAGTGCCTTATAGAGTTCCCTAGCACTATCCAGAGCGAAGCGATGAAACAAATGATGGAACAATTCGCTATCTGGGAACCTAAAATGAGCAAGAAGCAGAAGCAAGACATAGTTATGGCAACGTGGTTTGCTGAACTTGCTTGCAGGGATCGTGTGGTGACTTTCACTGGCGGTAGCCATAGAAGCAACCCATTCCTAACTCCATGGGATTTAAAGCAACAAAGAACATTCTCGTTAACTGACGCGGAAGCGCATAATTTGTGGAAACCAGTAGGAGCGGTATGACGGATTTTAGTAAAGACCTGAAAAGCAAGTACGAACGCTTGAGGTCTAACTACGCATCACGCGATGCCCGCATGGGTCTAGTGAGAATGATCCGTCAAGGACGCATGAACGAGGTCTACCCCGACCTCTTCCCGGCTGGCCCGCTCAACATGGGCATTGTTGCGAACATGATCGACGTTGCTGCCCACGATTTAGCGGAGGTCCTGGCCCCGCTCCCAGCGTTTAACTGCGCGT